TGAACTTCAATCCTTTGCCGTCTGGAGCACGCCAGTGAAAGCGTCCGTTTCCAGTGGCCATGGGAAGAGGCCCGATATGCACTGTTCCTACTGCACCGCTGGAGGTTCCGGAACCAATGTCGACTCGCATCGTAGTCGTCGTGACGATATAGATTTCTGTAACATAATGCGATTTACCGGTCTGTCCGGCGACTAAGTCAGCGGCCCCTGTCAAGTCCGAAGACTCGAAAGAGACGAAAAACTCGTTGCCTTCGGCTGGCAAATTTCTCATATCGAATGCTAATGCAGGCATAGGTTGATTTCCTTTTTTCAGTTTGCCGAGCCGGGTTCAGCGCCCGGCCCGGCGATTTCAAAGGTTAGTCTGGCATTCCGTAAATAATAGTCAGGCTGACACCCTGGCCAGCAACGCCGTTGCCGCTGGTCTGCGTGATAAACACCTGTCTGGGTTCTCTCAACGGGGTAATCCCGTTGTAGACTGTGCCGTCTGGTGCTGGGCTAAGCAGCTGTGCGGGGGCGTTTGCGGCAGCCAAACTCGTAAACGTACCGAGGATGGCAGGCGCTGCCGACTCCGTGGCCCCGGCCATCAATCCGACAGTGCCGGTTACGGCATTGGTCGTTGGGGTCGGGACACCGTTAGATGCAATTGGCTGAATGATGGTCAGCAGCGGTACGGCGCCTCTTGGAAGGGTGCACATTAGCATCGTACTTCCTGGCCCGACGTCTGTGCCAGACCAGAAACATTGGTCTCGGATGACTCGGATTTTTCCGTTGAGAAGCGCACTATTCACCCGGTTCTGCCCTGTCGGGTTGGCTGAAAGAGCTTGATTGGTTGATATAAAAACACCCATAATCGTTCCTTTCTATTCATTGTTTTCGTTTTCATTAGCCGGTGGTCTTCAATTCGATTTTTACAACCGCCGGTCCTTCGACTCGGGTTGCCCCGATGGACATTTCCACGTAAACCTGAACGGCATAGTTCTTGTCGGCGCGTTCTGTGATTCTGACAATCGGCTCTTCTGAGACTGCAAATACGACGGCGTCCTGCGCCCAGGCATAGCAGACGGTTGAACCCGGGTCGTTGCCGACTGGAAGACGGTTCGACATGATGAATTTGAACCCCATGAACGTATCGATATCCCCCTGTGCCAAGGCTTTGACGGTATTGTAGTCGCTGCTCTTGACTTCGGTCGTATTCAAGAGGGTGGCGATGTTGGCGGGGTTCGTGATGAAATACCGTTGTCTGTCCTTGTCGATGTCCGCCTGGTCAAGCAGTTGTTTGCAGGTCAAGAGCTTGGCGATGGTCAATCCCGTTTCGGTTCCGGCCTGACAGTCCGTTCCCGGGGGTTCGACAGTTCCCGTACAGCTGACGCATCGACTTTCCCCCACGGCAAAGACCGGAATCTGGGTTTCCCCGGCAACTCCTCCGAATGCGATTCCGCCCAATGCGGCGATAATCGTATCGTCTTTTTGCCGGTTGAAAGCCATGATGGCGTTCTGGGCATAGATGGATTGGGGGTCAATCAGCATTTTCAATCTGTCTTGGCTGTCAATCAAGTCCGCCCAATTGTAGTCCAACATCGTAAGCCTGCGTCTGGAATGGGGCGTGCTGATGAGCGGGGTATCGCCGTGCCGCGTTGTCATCAACTGCGCGGAGGTTGCAGAAACGCGTTCGACGTACATGGTTTGTCCAGTGACGGTTTCCAGCCTACAGGTGGCTGGAAGCAATGCGGTTTTTTGTTGACTCAATAAAATGACGTTCGCCTTGAATTGGTCGACGAACGATACTGGAATGGAGAAACTCATCGCTAAATCTCCTAAAAAAGTCTTAACGGTTTTGTTAACAACGATTTTCGGCGATTTGCCTGTCCATCCAGGTTCGGCCTGCTTTTTACGTTGAAGTCAACGTCCCGCTTTCGGGAGGTCACACGGGTTCGAGAAGAGTTGCCCGTGATGGAAGGATTCTACTTTTTATTTTTTATTTCAAAGAGCGCTTGGACTTTTTCCACAAGTTGTTTATGCAGGGCTGGGTTGGTTCTTCCGTCCATATAATTCGGATTCGCCATGAGTTCATCAATTTGTTGTTGAATGTTCATGCTGCTTAGTGGCGGGCTTCCGCTGGACGTATCCGGTCCTGTTCCGGAAGACAGAAGTTGGAGGCTAATTGTGGCGAACAAGTCGGCGATGTCAGGGTTGTCTCCGAACAAGAGTGCGAATTTTTCACGCTGTTCTCCGGGTGGGATGAATCGGTCGACGATTTTGTTCGCTTCCAACAGCCGCACGTCGTAGGCATTTCCCCATCGGGCCTTCAATTCCGCCTCGGCCTGTGCCTTGCGTATGGGCTGGGCGTACTGCATGATTTCTTCCAAGTAAGGCATGGGGTTTTTAATCATATTTTGTCTTTCGCGCTTGAGGATTTCGAAGAAGAGGTTTTTAGCGGCATCGAATTGTGCGGGTGTCGCTCCAACCTTGTGCATGGTCTCCCGGAACATCTGGACATCTTCCGGGTTCGGTTCGTACCATTCAGCCATTTCTTTCGGGATTTCGAATTTGTAGTCTTCCGGCTTGTCCGGTCTGCCGATGGCCTTGTAGAAATGGTCTTTTTCAATTTGAGACGCTTCCGGCCCGGGAACGAAAACGCCTTTTCCCTGTCTGCTGATGGCGATATCTTGGTGGCCGATATGGGCCATGATGCTTTTGAGGTCTGGCTTGAACGCTTTGTAGCAGGGTCTGTTTTGGAATTCCTGTGGGATATATTCGGTTTCCCATCCCGGCTTGAGGGTTCCGTCGGGGTTGATGAACGATTTCGATTCCGCCGGTGTTTCGGCGCTTGTCGCCTGGTCTTGTTTTATTTCAGGGGTTTCCATGGTCGGTGGTTCTCCATTTAATCGGGTTTTTCTGTTTGGCAGGTTTCCTTAAATTCCTTTTCGGCGTCCGGTTGGGCGTCGACGAAGCTTTTGATATACCGGAAGACCCGGTTTTTTCCGAGGTTGTAGGCGGTTTTGGTAGTGGATTCCGGGTCGAAGCAGTCCTGGTTGACGTGGGCAGAGCAGAACATTTCCAGATTGGCCAGAACGCGTTTTCCATGTTCGGAACCGAACGTTTGTTTCATATCGATAATCAATTGTTTCAACTTATCCGTCATCGTTTTTCCCTGGATGGCTTCCATCCTCTTTTTCTCATGATTCCGAAGATGAATGCGTTGAGGATTTTGCCTTTATATCCTCTTGCGAGGCCTTCTTTTCTTAGGGCTTTTTCCATTTCTGCTGGCATTGTCAGACTCCAATTTGTTCCATGACGGCGGCAGCCGGTGAACCTTCTTGAGCCTTTCTGGAGGTGTTTTTGTAGGCCGAACCGGCGGCGATAGCCATCTGCATTTGCATTTGCATTTTTTCTCTTTGCAATCGTGCCTGAACGACGGCGTTGGCTTCGTTTTCGTCGTTCAAATCGTTTTCGTTTACGCCGAAGGTGGTTGCCATTCGTCTTCCAGCCCTTCGGATATTTAAGATTTCTTCGGTGATTCCTGGGACTATTTGTTCCATGGCGAGGCTGAATTGAGCATATCGTTGCAGGGCGTCGGCCTGTTGTTCTTTCAGAGCCAGAGCCAATCGTCCCAGGTAGTCGAATTTGTAGGAAACCAATCCCGGTGGGGGAGGTGGCATGACGCCGTTTTCGATGAGAAGATTGACGCAGGTTTCCAGCAGTGGGGTCAAACATTCGTTGTAGAGCCGTGTTACTGGCAGGATGAGGAGCATGTATCCGGCCTTGACGCGTTCGATGATTTCGACGGTGGTTCTACGGTCTCCGGGCAATCCTTCCAGGGGTTTGAAGACCTTGACGTAGAAATACCGATGAAGGTCTTCTTTGGTCATTTCGACGATTTCCCGGGTAATCGGGAAATTTCCCTGCAATCCTGGGTGAATTGGGGTAATTTGGTCGCGTTCCATGACGATGTTGTTTGCGCCGGGGTATATTTTGGGTTCTCCTTCGAATCCGACGAGGGTTTGATAGGGCGGCGTATTCGCCATTTCTGCGCAGTACAGAAGTTGTTTTTTCTGAACTTGAAGTTCTTTGTCGGTGGACAGGGCGAAGTGGCCTTGGCCATATCCCCAGATTTCCTGGGAATTCACCAGCCATCTGACGATGTTGTAGGGGAACGTCTTGTAGCCGGTTTCGAGGACGATGATTCTGTCTTTTTCGTTGACGATTAATTCTTCGTAGGCCCATCGGGTATTTGGGCCGTTGTTGTCTGCGTTTTTTCTGGGCTGCACCCGGAAGAGGAATGGGAATTTTTCGGAGCGTCTTTTGGGGTCTTTGGCGGCGGCAACGCATTCTTTTCCTGCGTTTTCGCCCCATTTTTCGTAGGCTTGTTGTGCCGTATAGAGCCATTTGACGATGCATCGGTTGGGTTTGCCGGCATAATCGACGGTGAATCGGAAGTTGGCGACATCCCAATCTTTGAATATCAGGCAGCGTTTTTCCTTGTCCCAGCCGCAGTAAATATTTCCAGTTCCGAAGCCAATCCAGG